TACCCTCTTATGCTGTGCATACCTCTAATACTTCTCTAAGCTGTGTACTATTTGATTAGCTTCTAAACGTGCTGCAGGTCAGAGTGAGTACTATTAGTTCTTCCTTGAAAATATGGTTTTCTACGTATGTACTATTGGAGTATGGGTATTGATTCGTAGTTTCCCTTACAGAGTGGTAAGAAGAAGTAGATAGTATATGTCCCATAGTAAGTATAAAGGGCTAGGTGAGAATGGTGGTTGAATTAGCAAGTATAGTATCTAGCTTTCCAGCAGCTGTAGGTCTTCTTGACCAAGTTACTTCTATAGCAAAGCGATTTAAAGACAGTGAAGCTAAACCTCAAAGATGCTCAAGAGCTAATCGGCTTGATAGCAGATCTAAAGATGGAAATGGCTGATTTGAAGCTTAACTATGCTGGTCTAACTGAAAGGCTGATTATCGCTGAAGCAAAAGCTAACGAGAAAGATCAAATCAAGCATAAATATGAAGCGGTATGGATTAAGAAAGAAGAGGGCTTAGATGGTCCATATTGTCAAGGATGTTACGGTACTAAAGATAAGTTTGTAAAAATGAATGAATGGGACGATTCGTCCAGTAAGTTCTGTTGCTGTGATTATAGCGGTTGCAGTGGTCATACTAAGCATATTCCAATGAAGTATAAACCAGCTATTAAGAATGGTGAATTGATTCCTGATGAATAAATTATTTTAAATTAGTTCTCCTCTTTACAGCCCGCCATAAAAAAAGAGACTACCATTTAACTGATAGTCTCTTAGGTTGTAGGAAAGGTATTTACTTTTATGACATTTATTAAATAGTACAGAAGATTCACTTCTGAAGAACTTTCTTTATAATAATTATATTAATTCTGGGATTGGTCTTTAATAGCTGTTCTATTTTTCTCAGATCTAGTTCTGTTGCGCTTTGTGCGCTTATCTTGGAAAGCTATGTTCTTTCTACGTGTCACCATAGCATCGAGGCGTGAAGCCGCTTGTTGTGCCTTCAATTTAGCTTCTGTTAATTCTTCTTTTGTTAGCTTCATAACAGTACTTATAGTACTGAAGAGGATACTGCAGCTTTGTTATCTTTAGATTTGAACTAGATAACTCTTAGTAGTGCCCAGTATTCCCCATACGTCTTAAATGAGCATTGATAGTGATTACCGTTATCAGATTGAAATTCTAACCCTGACCAGCCCCCAGAATTTAAGCACTTCACTTTATCCCATCCTTTGTTAGTTCTCATCATATAATAAGAACCTCTCGTTACATTGTAAGAGCAACTGGTAGTAGATCGCTGTAGAGTAAGAGGCTGCAGGTTATTGTAGTCTTTTAACCACCTTTCAATTAGTCCCAGACGTTCAGAGTAAGCGTAGTTACCTGTTTTAGGATCTAATGTAACTTCCATTGTAACAGTTTTCCTTCCTAGCCAGTCTGTATAAGCCACTTAGTAAAAATCCTTCACTTGAGGGGCTTTCTTCTCTTCTTTAAGCCTCTTTCTCTTCTCTTTAGCCCAGTTGTTCCAATAGTCATTAAGTTTGTCTCTATTAGCTTTCTGGTAGCTAGAATCAGCTTTGTACCGACAAGCTTTGCATTGATAACGGTAACCATCAGCTGTATCTTTTCTTTTGCTGAATGCAGAGTGGGGAAGTGGTTGATTGCATTTAGTACATTCTTTTGTTTGTTCCATACTAAGCAAATAGTACGGAACTTATTCTTCTCTTAAAGTTTCTTTCATTTATTTCCAATCTCTAGCAGAAATACTTTTGAGCAAGTCAAAGGCATAGTCTCGATTTTGGGGAGAATCGGGAATATCTTGATCGAGGTACCAGAGCTTAATAATTACTGCAGTAAATACGACTCTGAAGCTTTCTAGCTGCTCTTCTTTACTAAGCTTTAGAAGACTAGGATCTAGAGGGTCCAGCCAGAATTGAACAGATTGAGCAATAATATGAACTGCAGAAGAAGCGCTTTCTATCTTCCTTGCTTGAGAGTCATTTCTAGGAACAGTCTTTAGAATTTCTACTATGATTCTTTCTGCTGCTTTCTTCTTATCAAATCTTGGTCTAAGAGTATGCCAGAGGAAAGAAGTGTATCTACCGTAGTACTCATACCAATCAGTAGGAATCTTAGTGTTCCAGCATTTATCAGTAACAGTTTTATAAACACTCTTGATAGCTGGATCATAAGTACAGATAGCCTTGAAGAAGCTCTCTTTTCTAGCCTCCAGAGATTTTGATCCTTGTCCTCTGTTCTTAAGCTTTCTAGCTCTGCTCTTTTCTACAGCAGGGTGGTTATTTAATTCTTCAAGTAGTCCAGGAGCAAAAACTTCAAAGGGGCGTTTATTTTCGATCCTCATCGTACCTACTGGATTGGCTATCTTTCTGATAGTTGAAACAGTTGTTTTTAAATGGCTTGCAAGCCTGCTAGCACTTATACCTTCTTCCCCTTCAATCAGTACTCCATATGGTTCTAGTTCTATCATTCTTCATAATTCTCCTTTCTTTATTTTAAGCAGCCTGCTTTGCTGAACTGCTTTGGTAAATTTCATATTTCTCTTTCATCAGTCGATAAATGCTCTCTATCTTCTTAGGTCTATCTTTCTTATAAGCTCCAGGGCGGTTATATGCCCAAGTCCTAAACTCTTCAGATTGATGCAGATGAAAGCTTCTTAATTGAGTTTTCCAGAGGGTTGGAGTCCAGGTACCGTCTGCAATTACTTCTGGAGCAGGCTCTAATACCTTTTTAGCTTTTGAAGTTAACTTACTAATAGCTTCTTTTAGTTGACCTAAAGCCTTGTACGTCTTGGCTTTTACTCCAGGCTCATAACTTGAGTCAGATACTTCTAAATATCCTTTCTCTTTTAGATAAGTAATCCATCTAGAGACTTGAAACTGCTTTACTCCAATCTCATCAGCTATCTTTGTTTGAACTATGTCGAATCCATCCTTTCTATTGAGGCTCCACATTTTGAGAAGGATTTTTAGGAATTGGACTCTCTTTGAGTCTTTCTTAGCCCAAAACTTTAATTCAGGTAGGTGAGAAAGGGGATTACCATTTAATATTAAGTACTTATGATTGTTTTTAGTAGTGCAAGAGGTACTGCATACAATAGAACACTTATCCTTATATACTGATTCATCAATAGAACTATAAAGCTCTACTTCAGTTCCAGAATACTTAAAAAGATATTCATCAGTAATGACATTATGATGTTTATCAATATCTAGTGAATCATCAGAAGAGACATTAAAAACACATAAAGATCTAAGACTTGTTAAACTTCTTAATACATCTTTACTTAAGAAAGCTAAGCTCAATGCAGCAGTCCTTTTATCAATAAGCTTAAACAAGCTCTCTGATAGCCTCTCTTGAAGAAATTTCAAAGCTATGCCCTGAGTCATCTTTCCAGAATATCGAACGCAGAAGAAAGCCTTGACCTTTCCTGAAGGGCTTATAGCTACTTCACAAGGGGAGTACTCTAGTTCCTGATAAATCTCTTGAAAGCTGTCAAAGTCTCCTTTCTGGTCAAAGTCTGCAGCGATAACGTAACAATCAGTTTCACTACTCCAGAGATGGGCTAGAGGTAGCCTCTTCTTTTGAATATTACTCTCAATCTTGCTTATAGCGCTTTCATTGATAAACCAGTTTTTAGTTTTAGGTTGAAGGGTCTCTCTCTCTTGGTATCTATTAGCTAGGGCTTTGTTTCCAAAAGCTCTTAGAAGGGCTGTGTCTTTGTTTCTCCAGGCGTTCTTTTCTCCTGGATAGGAGTACTTCAAGTTACTGCTGTTAGGGAGTTGAAAGGCTGCTTCTGGGTCTCGGTCATAGAGATATTCATAGCGTGATTCATAGAGTGGGGGCGGTTCCTGATTGAAGATTAGACTCAGGGACGATCCCGGATTGTATCCCGGATTGTATCCCGGATTGTATCCCGGAATGGCGGGCGGCTTGTAGGGCGGTGCCTGAGTAGGGGAGGTTGATTCTGTTAGGGTAGTTTCGTTTCTCGGTTTCATAATAATCAAAACAGCTCAGAAGCAGCAGAAGATCTATGAATCTGAGAAAACTGGACCTTCTACTACTTCTTAACTGTACAAACTGCATATAGTACAAAAAATTCCAAGACACTGAACTTTTCTTATATGTTATATTCATTATAACACTGATTCTAGTTTTCTGTCAAGAAAAAAGCTAATATATTTGATCAGTTGAACGTAGTTTGATTTTCGGAGCTTATTATTATCGTTATTTTCTTGACTTGACAATTAAGGTATGTACTTCGCTTGAGGTAATGAAGGTAGAAAATAACCTCCTAAAATCATTAAACTTTTCCAAGTAAATTTCAACCAATAACCTTAATCAAGGGGTTGAATTTACTATGGTTTTTACAGCTCCAGTCAGCATTTGAGCTAGTAAATTTTCACCTAATAATTTCAATCACTTAAGCTTCTATAAATAATTTAGCTAAACTATTAGCTACTTTAGGTGTTGTGGATAAGTGGTACTGAAATTGCTTTAGGAAGGAAAATTACCCCAAGCTTGAAAGAAAGATCTGATTCAGGTAGGTGAGAAAGGGGATTACCATTTAAGATCAAGTACTTATGATTGTTTTTAGTAGTGCAAGAGGTACTGCATACAATAGAACACTTATCCTTTTATACTTACTCATCAACAGTACTATAAAGCTCAGCTTCAAGGACAAGGAAGAACAGAGGTAGAGAGGGATATAGCAAGAGCTATACCTTCCTGGATAATACCTGACGAAAAGCAGCCAGAGCTTGAAAAGCTATTTATACAAGACATTCAAGAGCAGGAAGAAGAATTAACCGTTAATGACCTGATAGCTTATTACAAAAAGTACCAATTAGGTATTAATCCTCTTACAGACGAAGATATAGCAGGAAGTGAAGCTGAATATGCTGAAGCTGATTTTAATACTGCCAGATTAGGAGAAATTAAGGCTCTACAGTGGAAATGGTTAGATCTTACGAAAGATAGCGCTTCTATACACTTCGAAAAATACAAAGAGGGAAGAGAAGGTAAGATAGTTCCACTTCACGAAGAAGGAAGGGCGATCCATTACCTAAGGTATATGTTCCGAGATGACAATAGAAACAAAGCAATGAAGCATATTTTTCATTCCCCTACAGTTGATAGACCTAGAAATAATAGGGGAGCTATTAATAATGCCCTTCGTAAAGCTGGATTAGATGGAAGCAATGGAGGAAAAAAACTTGTTCTTCACTGTTCTAGAGCTACTTTTGTAACTCAGAGTCAGGTAAATGGAATGAGTAAATCTGTAGTTAGATCTTACACAGGACACAGCTCAAACTCGATTGATAGATATGACAGACCTACAGGAGAGATAATTAGTAAACAAGGTAAAGAATATATCAAGAAAAGATACGGAACCTGAACGGCTCTTACATTTATTTTAAATAGCCCCGCCATTGAGCGGGGTTTTTTATTGCTTATTTTTCAGTTTTTTAAGCTGCATCGAGTATTCCCGTACTATTTGAATAGACACAACTGATGAAGCGGAGACGTTTCGACACATAAAAGAGAAAGGAAGTTATGAGACACGATGAAAACTTACACGATACGAATAGAGAAAGAAGAGCTAGTTAAATTGGAAGAGATAGGAAGAAAGAGATACTACGAAAACAGAAAGCTTTGCAATCCAAAAGGCAATTTACCTACAAGATTTAAGCCACACTACGGTGATTATGTTGGAGTTGTGGGGGAGTGGGCTTCAGCTCAAGTCCTTAATTTAGAATGGGAAGGAAAATTCTTTGAAGGTCACGAATTTAGAAAAATCAAACACAAGATAAACGATATAAAAGGAATAGAAGTTAGAACTACTGACCATCCTAAAGGGCGGTTGATTCTTCACGATAAGGACGCAATAGAAAGACCTAATACCCCTTATGTCTTTGTACACCTTGAATACATTAAGAACAATGCAATTCAAGCAACTTTAAAAGGCTGGGTTACTCCCCTTGAAGGTGTACTTTCTGAAAATTACTGGGAAGGCTTTCACGGAATGCCAGCCTACTATGTAAATACAAGACAGTTAAAAAGAATGGAGGATTTATAGAATGGAATGGCTTCTAGTTTTTAAAGCATTTGCAGCAATAGCCCTTTGGAAGGTTTTCTTTCAAAAGAAAGATAAGACAGAAGAAGTAGCGATCGCAAAAGAAAAAGTATTATTTATAGAAAGAAGCAGGGGGCAAGAAAAAGAATGAATAAACTTTCTATTACATTTGGAGAAGCTAAAAACTTTAGGAAAGAAGCAGACAGTCCAGAGGTGAAATTAAAAAACATTCTTGGGTTAATTACGTTTCAGATAACAGCCGCAGCCAGACTGGGGAAAGACGGGATTACATATGACCTTATAGGCGAAGAACGTTCTTATCTTCAAGACATTCTCAAATCGCTTGATGAAGCTGGATTTACACCAGTAGTTACAGAAGAAAATGAAGTTACAGCATATGGATCTGGTGAAGCAGTTTTAAGTGCTGTTACTAAAATAAAAATTGTTTGGAATTGGTAAGAATGGAGCAACAGAAAAAAGCAAAGTTATTAATAGAAGATGGGCTGTCAGTTATTGAAAAAGAAATGGAGAAGTTCAAGTTAGGTGCAAGAGGTGCGGTAATGGAAAGAAAAAGTGCAGCAACTTTATGCGATTTTATAAAAACATTAGTCCTAGTTAGCAAGGAAGCAAGAAGTTCACTTCCTGATGAAGAACTAGATGTGACTGAAGAAGAGCTTTTTGAACTAGCTAAAGATATGGTCGAAAATTATGAAAAGGAAAGTCAGTAATAAAAGTGTCAAAACTACCCATAGCATTTAGAGCAGCCAAGGAAGAAGATATAAATTTTATCCTTTCCTCATATTTAAGAAGCTACCGTTCTTCTCAAGAATGTAAAGAAATACCAGAACACCTTTACCTGAACTTATACAAGTGTCTTATAGGACATTTGCTAAGAAGAGCAGAGATAACAATTGCACATAATATAGAGGATGAAGATCAGATCTTTGGCTATGCAATACACGAGAACATTAGAGGAACAGCAGTTCTTCATTATATTTACGTGAAATATCTTTATAGAAAATTAAGAGTAGCTTCAGACATTCTTGAAACAGTTTTTCCTAATGAGAATGACGGGCAGATAATTGTCTGCAGTCACGCTAATCACGTATTTTTTAAAATAAAAGAAAAAAAGAAGAACTTTCACTATGACGTGAGAGTAAGAGACTAAGGAGAATTTTAAATATGAAATTAGAAATACTAAAAGTATCTACTTCAGTAAGATGCGGAAACAGTGAGCATACGTTTCTAAAAAGTGAAGACTTTGATTTAGAAATTATGGAAGGCAGCCCCCTTATTAAAGTTGAACACAAGAAGACCGGAGAGAAGATTTTTACTTCTCTATATAATGCGCCATACTTTAAGTTAATAGAAGAGGGCAAGGAAGGCGAATAGAAATTTCAACTGAAGCCCCTAAGAAAGCTGTAACGAAAGCTTTAAAACTGTATCAGAAAAGAGAAGAAACTATTCAAGCTATGCTTGATGATTCTTTTCCTGAACAGAGAGCTTTTATACTTGATGAAAGTAAGCAAAAGATAGCTAGCACTACTCGACGGGCTGGAAAATCTACTTCTTCAGCTATCTCAGTTGTGAAAACTCTTTTAGAGCATCCAGGAAGTTATGCTGTAATTATTTCTAAAACTAGAGGATCTGTAAGAAAAATTTATAAACCTATTTTTAGCGATCTTAATCAAAAGTATAAGCTGGGAATGACTCTAAATGAGACGCTTCTAGAGTACAAACTTCCTAACGGGAGTACCATTTACTTAAGTGGTTATGAGCGAGAAGAAGACTTAACACCACTTCTAGGATCTAAATATAAGATAGCTGTAGTAGATGAAAGTCAATCTCATTTAAGAAGTTTAGAAGACTTAGTTTTAAAAGCTCTTATGCCAGCATTAGGAGATTTAGAAGGGCAACTCTTAATGGTGGGAGTCGCTGACGATAATTTAATGACGTACTTTGCAAAAATCTGCTTAGACGTTAAAGGGTCAGCTAAAGGCTGGTCAAAGCACTTCTGGAGCTGGAAGAATAACCCCTATGTTAGCAAACAAATTGCAGCTCAAGTAAAAATTCTAAAAGAGAACTACCCTACCTTAGAAAGTTTAACCTGGTTTCAACAACAGTACTTAGGAAAGTGGGTTAGTGACGATAGCAGCAAGGTTTACAAGTTTAATCCTAAAGGAAACTTAATAGAAGAATTACCCATTGCAGATTACTACTATGTATTGGGTGTTGATTTAGGCTGGAGTGATGCTAGTGCATTTAGTCTTTTAGCCTATAACCATAATGATCGCTGTTCCTATGTTGTAGAGACTTTCAAAGAATCAGAGTTAATCCTCTCTGAAGTAGCAGAGAAGATAATTGAATATCAAGGACGTTTTAATATTGGAACCGTCGTAATTGATGGAGCCAATAAGCAGGGTGTAATGGAAATTTCTAAAAGGTTTAATTTGAACCTAGAAGCAACTGATAAAAAAGATAAGGCTATTTTCATTGATATTTTAAACTCTGACTTGATTCTAGAGAGGATTAAACTAATAGAAGAGAATACAGATTCACTAATCAAAGAGTGGCTAAAACTTATCTGGTGCCCAAAAGCTAAAAAAGCAGGCAAGCGAATTGAAAAGCAAGGACTAGAAAATCATTTAGCTGATGCTACCTTGTATGCTTACAGGTATGTCCATTCTTACGTTCAGTTACCAAGTTTAAGCAACGCTCCAACACCAGGATCAGCAGACTATCAGCAGTACATTGTTGATCAATACATTGAGCGATTAACAAGAAACGATAATAAACCATACTGGGAAAGAGATTTTCCTGAATACGACTAAAAAACCGTACTATTTAAAGGAGTAATAGACCATATGAAAGACGAAAAAGAGAAAAAGCTAGTAGGCAGTCTAAAAGATTTGGAACAAGTGATCCTGCTAATGCGGAAAAATAATCTCAATTACATTGAAATTGATGGGGTTAAGCTTGCAACAAATCAGGTAACCCCCATTTCTACTGATCAAACAGTAGAGACTGCTTCAACTAGTGAAAGTAGTGAAAACAAAAAGGAGAAACTGACCGAAGATGATGTTCTTTTCTGGTCAGCTAACTAATTAATGGTATTTTCAGATAGTGATCGAAAAGAAATAAAAGAATATACAACGCAAGAAGCAGAACAATCTAGTAAATGGTGGGCTGTAAAAGACAAGAAGCAGTACCACAAGCATACATTTTCACTTGTTCACCGTATTGAACAGAATCAAAGATTCAGAAGAGATGAAAGCTTAAAGTATGCCAGGTTATACAAAAATTATGAAATATCTGGTTTAACTCCTTTCCAATTTAATAGATCTAATTTCAATAGCTCAGGAAGCAATAGGGTTACACTTAATGTCGTTAAATCAATTGTTGATACTCTTGTTTCAAAGTTAGCAAAAGCTAAGCCTAGACCTATCTTTCTAACTGAAGGTGGAAATTTCAGCCTACAGAGAAGAGCTAAGAAACTTACTAAATACATTGATGGGGTATTTGAAGAAGCAGACGTTTATAAGAACGGGCTAACAGCTTTTCTTCATTGTGTAGTTTTTGGTACAGGTTGCGTAAAAATCTTTAAAGACGGGGATAGAATCAGCGTAGAGTCAGTTCTTCCCTATGAGGTTATCGTAGACGACACTGACGGGTTCTATAAAGATCCAAGACAAGTTCACCAGAGAACTTATAGAAGTAGAGATGTTCTCTTAGAACTGTTCCCTGAATTTGAAAAAGAAATTAAAGCAGCAACTCTATCAAGTATTACTAATGAGGCTGCAGATACTCAAGTAGCTGGTGATGTTCTAGAGGTTGTAGAGAGTTTTCACCTTCCATCAGGTCCAGAAGCGAAAGACGGCAAAAGAATTATAGCAATAGAAAATTGTACGCTCTTAGAAGAAGATTATAACAAAAATTACTTTCCTTTTGTATTTATTCGCTGGGATTCAGGACTAGGGGGCTTTTATGGAACGGGACTTACTCAAGAGTTAGCCGGAATACAAATTTCAATAAATAAAATCCTTAGAGATGTTCAGGAAAGTATTCACTTAATAGCTCAGCCTAGAGTTTACCTTGAAAATAGTTCACAAGTATTACCACAACATATAGATAATGGAATTGGATCTATAATTCGCTATACAGGAACTAAGCCTTCTTTTGAAACGCCTAATCCTGTTAGCCCTCAAGTAATGCAGCACTTAAATTACCTTGTTCAAAGTGCTTACGAACAATCAGGAGTAAGTCAGCTATCAGCACAAAGTAAAAAACCTGCAGGAATTGATTCAGGAATTGCTTTACGACACTTGCAAGATGTTGAGTCAGAGAGATTTTTAGCAGTCCTAGAAGACTATCAAGACTTTTTTCTGGACATTGCAAAAATAACGGTAGACCTTTCTAAAGATTTATTTGAAGAAAACAAAGACCTAAAAATCAGAGCAAAAAGTAAAGGCTTTGTTGAAGAAATTAAATGGTCTGATGTAGATTTAGATCAAGATAGATTTTTACTGAAAGTGCAAGAAAGTTCACTTCTTCCTACTAGTCCTTCAGCCAAACTTCAAAAAGTACAAGAGCTACTACAAGCAAATATTATAAACAAGCAACACGCTTTACATTTGCTGGATTTTCCAGATCTAGATGCATACACATCAATTTTTACAGCTTCCATAGATGCAATTAATCTAGCAATTGAAGAGATGGTAGAGAAAGGCAATTACATTGCACCAGAACCGTATATGGATCTAGTTCTCGCTATTGAAATTGCTCAGTTCAGTTATTTAAGAGCAAAAGTTCAAGGAGTAGAAGAAGAAAAACTAGAACTACTCCGTACTTTTATTGATGACTGCAACACGTTGCTTAATCCTGAACCAATTGAGCAGCCTCCAGTACCACCACTAGAGCCAGTAGTACCCCCAGAAAATATTGATCAATTAGCACCAGCTAATCCTGCAGCCCCTCCAGTTAGTGATTTAATTCCTAACATAAATGAGGTGCCTCAGAGTTAAAAAAAGGAGAATTTAAAGATGAATGAAGAAATAAACACTTCTAACGATCAGCCCAGTGCTGAAGATAGAACTATTCAAGAAATTGCTGAGGGAGCAGAGCTTTTCAGTGAAAAAGAACAAATTTCAGAAACTGAAGTAGAAAGTGAATTTTCTAAA